TTAAAAACTTCATAACTCTCATCAATTTTATCATCTAAAAATAAATTAGAATGTGACATTCTATTTAAAAATCTCTCACCATCTACTTCATGATACACCCACAATTGTGTGTAAATATTTGGAGTCATATTGAAAAACTCACCTCTAAACATCAAATTATAATGTTTAATCTCGACTTGAAATCCTGTTTGGTATTCCGGATCACTTTCAATAAATTCTTCTACAAAATCGTAATTGGAGAGTTTATCTAAGAATTCTTTTTTGGTTTTGATTTTACATATGGACACACCTTCTTTTTTATCAACATTTTTTTTCTTAAAAACAAACCACTTGTCTGATTCGAATATATCCTTACCATAGTCTGCAGTAACAATTGATTTATCCGTCATAAATCTTTTAAATGCTAACTTATCAGCAGCAAATTTATCAATTAGACAATCCTTGTCCCATGCAATTCTTAATATAAAATCTTTTCTTTTATTGGATTTAAAGTCCCAAGTCTTAGTATAATGACAACTCTGAATTTTAACTTGCTTATCAATACTCTCACATAATTTTTTTAGTTCTATAAACCACTTACCAGTTTCTATCTTTTCACTTTCATTCCCATCAACTAAAACTATAATAGTTTCGTATTCCCACTGCTTTAAAAGATTAAGAATAGGAGTATAGTCGAACCATTCTACTAAATCATCATCAACTGCGGTATTAGTATTAATTTCAGTTACATAGGGTGAGTAATCGTTTGGTAGAATATCCCAGCAATATAATAGTGCTTCATTTCTTTTTAAATGAACACTACCTTCAAAATATTGGTTAATTCCTTTGGTGGCATTGTCTACAATGTGCTTGTAAATTACTTTGTCAAATATGTTTTTCATAATTATAAATATAGATAATTTACGAAATTAACAAAAAGTTGGGCCGTGAATCCAAGTTACTATCGAATAACGAGTTCCTTTTGTTACCGGAGTTACAGCATGATACATAAACGATGGGAAAAATATAATTGTTCCTGGAGTTTTTGGATAGTGAATAATCTTATTTCCTTGACCATCATCTTGTGGTAAACCTCTAAATACTAAATCTCCACCCTCATAATCATCATTTACTAAAATAGTACATGATAGCTTTCTAAAACACACAGGTCTATCACCCCCCAAGTCCATGTGAAAATCATACTTACCTTTTTCGTTTGACTCGTATCTAAGAAATATTGAAGGTTCTAACATTCCAATTAAATTAAATCCATAAGTGCTTTTATTAGTATGATAGACCACTTCATCTAACTTATTATAAAACCAATCAAAATCATTGGTCATTGGAATAGATGTTTCATATGCAAGTCTTGGTGAATCTTCACCGCGATTACCAAATTGAGCATCACCTGATGTTAATGCAACACCTTCTGCAACATTAGTCAATTTAAGTAACTCTTTCATCCTCTTTAATTCAAATGTATTAAACACGCCCTCAACTGCAAATGGCATACTGACATCAGTTGAGCTTTCCTGTAATTGTTTTGCTGTTAGTGTAAGTCTTGTAATACTACTCATTTTACTTCTCCCATAACTATTTTTTTATAACCTTTTTTTGGTCTATTCACAATGTCTATATTAAATGATATATCAGGTCTAAAATTTGTTTCATATGACTTATCAAGTATAAATAGTGAATTGTCTGACATTGGTGAAAATTTCATACCAGATATAGTAAAAAATCCACCAGATTTTGTAAGGACTTCAAGATATTGATGTTTGGAATCCAAACTTTTGTAATAAATATATATTTTTGTATTGTAGTTATCATCATCAAACTTGTAATGCATTTCATTTGTTAGTGATTTGGGTAATATGGTTGAAAACTGCATTAATTTTTGTTCTATCAACCCAATGAATGTATCATTATTTTTGTAATTTCCACCCTTGATAATATCCATCAATAAAAAGTTATCCGATGTGTAATACATCAATGGACCTATTATATTTGGTAATAATTCAGTTTTAATCATTTATCTATGCCTCTTTAGTTCAATTGGAAATTCACCATCTTTTTTCCACATAGTTCTATAAACATTTCCAGCACATACATACCTCGAACCATTAAATTCTTTAGGTTTTACTTCGTGTTGAACCCATCCTGGAAAGATGACTAAAAGTCCCTTTTCAGGTTTGACCTTACCATGACCATCAATTTCCAATGGTGGAAATTCCTTGAACTCATTCAGATAAAAACAGAAAGACCACGGTGAAGGTGAATGTTGGTGTGGAAGGGTATGATCTCCACTAGTATATTTTGCACACCAAATGTCGGCAGTTTCACAACTTAATTTATTTTCTTTAAGTATACCATTAACTAAAGAAATCACATTTTCAAAAACAATTTTGTATTTTGATTTTAATTGTGACCTATATTCTGTCATACTGCAAAATAAATTAGTTCCATGTCCCATTTCATCACCAGTCTCATCCATCATCTTAATGAGTGATTGAACCAATTCATCATCGTGTATTTTATACTTGATAACCTTTGGTGGCATTGTTCTTTCAAACCATCCCACATCAGGTGTCAAACACTCAATCATTACACTAAATCAGGTCTTGAAAGTGAATCTTCTTTAGGTGGCTGCTCTACACCTAATCCAGCACCCTCTAAAAACATCTTTGGAACTTTTCCACAATTTCCACAACTATATACTTGAACTGGCACAAGTGCTTCTTGTCCACTCGGTGACATTATTGCTGAGATTCTTTTGATTACGTGTGATGTAATAAAAAGGTAATTATTACAATCATCACACTTTATAGTATCTGCCTTTGACAAATCTATATTCTGTTGAGGATTTCCACCTTGAGGTGGTAGTTTTCTTTTAGCCATTTTGTAACTCCTTTAATTCTACGGTTGCGACTCCGTGTTTCTGTACTACAATAGTGGTACATTTTTGTGCAAATTGTATTCCCTCTACTATATTATTTGTATCTAAATACCCACGAACTAATCCGGCAAGAAATGTATCTCCTGCCCCACTAACATCTCTAATAGGTACTTCGGATACAGAATATTCTACGTCTTTATATCTACATCCCCTACTACCCAATGTAACTATTAGTTTTTCTTCAAATCCATCATTAGATAATAACTCATGGTTTTTTTGATACTCCAATTCATTTATCTTGATAAAGTCTGCACCTTGTATCCAAGAACCAATTTGTTTTTTAGTATCCACGAATACATTTTTATTATACTTACAAATATGTTCTATATCACTTTCTTCTAAAAATCCCTTACAATAATCTGATATGATAATTGCATCAATATGTTGTACATCACCGGCGATACCATAATACTTAAACTTGTTATTACTTATACCTTGTAATGTTTTGGTAGGTATCCGTTCACAATAATCATGTTCGTCCACCCTCAATACCATCTGACCACTACGATTATCTACATATCGTTTCTTAACTATTCCATTTTGATTAGTGATGGTGTGTATGTCCATTTCTAATGATTCTATATTATGAGAAACATTACGAGCCATTCCATCATTTTTTTCTGTATGTGTGGGAACGAATACTGGAATGGGAGCCTCAGGACTTATTCGTGTAATATCACCATACACAAATATATCCTTACAGCTATCCCCTACAACCAATACCTTCATCATATTATCTCGTCAATCATTCCCATGTCTAAACACTTTTTAGCATCCCACAATAAATCATGTTTTAATATTTCATCGAGACTTTTCATTGGAACTTTAGTATATTTCTTATACACATCTTTAATTGTTTTCATCATCAGGTCAAGATTTTCTTTCTCATCTTCAAATCTGGAGTATGTTCCCCAAAAATTAGTTGATAATTGGTGAATTAACATATAAGAATTTCTACTCATAAGTCTATGAGTTCCAACAACTGAAAGAAATGTAGCCGAACTCGCTACAAATCCATCTACATAAGTGTGGATGGGAACTTTACTTCTCAACATAGTATCCATAGATGAAATACCGGCAGTGATTGAACCACCACCTGAATTTATCAATATTTTAATTGGTGGTGGATCGATATCTAAACTATTTGATAAGGATAAACTCTTTGATTCTAATTCTGCAATCTTCTTGTTGAGTTCTACCGCACTATCTCGATTTACACCTGCATAATAATAGATTTTATTTTCTTGAACTGAAATATGCTTATCATTGTCGGTATTTTGTGCACCTTTAGGTGTCTTTGGTTTTATCTCACCCCAATATTTTCCGTTCATGATGCATCTACTACGTCTACTATCTTAGATTCCTTTGCAACTTTTACTTCGAAGAAAAATGCTGAATCTTTTAGAAATTCAGTTACCTTTGCCTCTGCTACTGATACTGAATCACATTCTACTAAATAGTTGCGTCGGACTTTCTTTTCCTTAACTCCATTTTTAGTATCGATTTCCTCAGTAAATACAACCTGTGTTTCGTAATACATTATAACTCCTTTATTTTATTATTTGTAGTATTTCTATTATCATTGCCATTGCGTTAATCTCTTTATCAACTACTTGGGCATCACTTAATTCATATTTTGCTATAACCAAGATACAGGAGGCTATATGTCCTTTACCATAAGTATCAACTTCATCATATAGAAGTCGAAATAAATCTGCAAAATCCGTAACCTTTGCATCTGCCATTAACTGACGAACATTCTGAAATGCATTCTTTCTATCTTGTGTTTCTAATATCTTTAATAACTTTAATTTGTAATCATTCTCTACAATACTTTGTTTATCAATAACCAATTTACCACCAACTGATTGTCTTTGGGCACTATTAATGACTCGTCTTATATCAGGATAACCACTATTCACTAATAATCCAATATCAGATACTTCTGCTTCAATTCCTTCTTGTTTTAGAATATTACTCAAATGAATGGCCACATCTTTCTTATTTGGTGGAATGACTTGAAATGACTGACATCGAGATTGTATTGGATCTATGATTCTCTC